CCTGCTGAAGATCCCATTGCTGCTTTTGCAGCTGCACGTTCTTTATCACGTTCTTGTTTGCGCTTTTCGCGTTCTTTCTCAGTCTCATCACGACCTTTCTGACGTTCTGCATCAGCTGCGTGTTTTAACTTGAGTCTTTCTTTTTCTTTATCTTGTTGATCTTTTAAACGATCAGTTTCAGATGCCTGTCTTGCTTTCATTTGAGCTTGAGCAACTGCATCTTCCATTTTAACCGTACCCATAATATCTCGAATACGTTTCTTATGTTTCTTGGCAGTCTTTTTAGAAATGCCAGGTTCTCCATCAGGACCTACTCCTAATCCGGCGATGTTTCCACCCCCAACATTATTTGTAGGTTCTTCTTCGATGTCGCGCTTTGCTGCTTCAGCAATCACTGCACCGTTTTCATCTATGAATCGTTGTAACGCTAAATCAAAGTCCTCTTCTAAAGATTCCTCTGTTAAATAGTTAGTTGCATCAATTCTTTGTTGTTCGCGTATCAACCATAAGGCTGATGCATACGAAGCAAGTTTTGTCTGTCCGCCAGGAAGTTTACCTAATAGTTTCTTCAGATTCAAAATCATTTGGTCAAAGTTACCAAACGCTTTCTTCTGCGCATTCTTCGAGAATTCCTTACGTTTGATTAGGATATTACCCTTCTCATCAATAATTCCTTCCTTATATGCCTCCCACTTTTCAAAGGGCGTAACTAGCCTTTTGATAAATGAGTACACTAAGAATAAATCTACTACCATTTAAATTTCCCTCAACCTTGTTTCGATAAACCCATCACCATTTATAGATGCTGCGTTCATCATCAAATCATCGTATACTAACAACTCAGGCATATAGTTCAAATACTCCACGAACGGTTTTAAGAATTCGTGATACTCATGTAGGCGCATGAATAGCATATTTGTTGCCTGCGGTCCAAACACATTGAATATTACAATGAGATGGTTCAGAATTAACCTTTCTTTCAATTCGTCGTCTTGCCTATAACGAGAGAAGAGTTTACGGAGATATTGAAATCTTTTTATATCCTCTTCGAACTCTGACATCTCAGTACACTGAGGGTTGTCATAGTGTTTCATCGCGTATAGCAGAAAGGTTGATTCTGTCAAATTCATAACAATAAAGGCTAACTCAGTTAAAGTTAAGCGTCAGCAACGACTGTATCATCTCCAGTACCATCTACACCTAAGTCACCAGCAGCAACTGCTGTAACTTTCATCGGAACTAAGCATTCCGCGTAGTGACGGCCATTGGACGTATGATATAACCACCAACCTGGTCCTTTAAGACCTTTAGCTCTGTTAGCTGCTACGCCTGCTTCCGTTAAGTCAACAAAGACTGCGTTGTCTTCGTCATTTGACTTATTAGTATTGCCTGCGGCAGTTTCGAGCCACTTTGGTACGCTAGCTGCAGCGTCTGTCTTTCCCCATAGTGCCATTGTTATTCTCCTAATTTATTATTTTAAAACTTTATAAAGTTCATCAACTAATTCAGCTTTCTTTTTTCGTTTATCAAGTTCAATACCTGCCTTACGACCTTCAGCCTCAAGATCAGCTTTTGTTAGTTTACCTAACGCAGCTTTAGTAATCTTAGGACCTTTTGCAGTTGCAGCCTTTTTAGGCTCCTTAACTGGGTCAACTTTAGCAGGAGTCTTCTTGTCTAAACCAAATAGCTTTTTAATCCAATCAATCAAAAACATAATTTACTCCTATTATATAATAGAAATTAACTACCGCAATTGCTAGCGGCTAATTTCTTTTTCTTTTCTGGCTCTTCCTCTACGGATTTCTCTGTAGTTTCTTCAGCCTTTTCGTTGTCTCCTTTCCAGTTCTTGTCAACGTAATCAAAGAATTCTTTTTTCTTTTCATCGCCTTCAAGTTCTGCTGGACTTTCAACACCAAACTTTTTCAAACACTTTTGAAAGAATTCTTGATATTCAGAATCCTCTTCGTTTTGTAAACGAGACATGACTAATTGCTCAATCTTATTCTCGATAATTTCTTTCCAACTAGACATTTTATTTTCCCCTGTGTATTGTTCTGGTAATGACTTTAAAAATTTCATTATATCTCTATTACTACCAAAGACACTCAATTCCATTCCTGTTGATGTCTTTTTAGTAAACGGATTAAGCTTTGCACTCTTGGCAAGCTTTAAAGCGTTTTTATAGCTCTTATCGTCCATATCAACTAATTTAAAACTTCCGTCAGCCATTCCTTATTCCTATTGTTGTACGTTTATTTATAACAGTTTCGTTATCCGAATCTGTAAATTATCAATACCTTTAATTAAACGATGGTATTCGCCTTCTACGATATTGAATCTTACACCTGGCTCTAATAACAATGGTAAACAGTTTTCTGGTTGAAATTGCCAACCGTTTCCTGATATTACTTCAACTATGCGGTCTTCTTTATCTTTGTGCCAAACAAATTCTGCTTGGTCTTCGTTAACATCAAATGTACGAATATCACCAAGATCTGTATATGGCTTACCAGAAATAACTACCACCTCCCTTGAGCCTAAGATCGGCTGCGTATTTAGGTAATCTACAGGCCCAGTATCCTGCAGACATCTTATCTGTTTTAGTATCGCAATTGTGTCTGCTTGCGAAGTTACGAGCCGCGTCTCTATCATTGATTTTAGCAGTAAGCCCGCCTTTCTCATCGCCGAACTCAATCTTTTTGATATTACCTGTGTCAGGGTTTCTAACATAGACAACATACTTCTTGTCTCCACTTGAACGTTTAGGTGTATTTAATTCAGGTTCTGATTCTTCATTAAATTCAATCATAGGACTTTCTAAAGGAACAGTAACTCCTTCATATAATCCGAAACCTTCATGTTGCCACTCTGTAAATTTTTTCATTAGTGATCCGATTTGTCGTTTCTATCTGTTTTGTTTGATAATATAAATCGCCTGTTAGGATTGACTGCAATTTTGAACTTAGTCATTAACTTTCTATTCACTAACATTTCCGATGCAGTATCTTTTAATGATAACGCGATTTCAGCAATATGTTTCTTGTTATTGAAAAAGATCTCATGTTCAACTACAGGTCTTGTATCAAATGCCTTTTGACCACGAGTTGGGTTTGAGACATATATTACTTCACTCTCAAACTTATAACCGTTCTTTTCCCAAAATACCATTTTGCCTTTTGTTTCCATTTTATCGACATGGAGCATACTTGCTTTTGCACTGTTACCAGAATCAAACTTTGCACGTACAGGATTCTTTTCCATACCTTTAAATATAATCGTTTCAATATAACCTGCTTCTTGTCTAAAGATTGGTCTTCTATTGACATCCTTAGAAAAGAATTGTATAATTGTCTCTACAACTTTCTTATCAGATACTTTACCTTGCTTTTCTTCTGTCCAAGGATCATAACCTTCAAAGTGAGAACGAATACCTGGAGAACCATTTACTTCAATAATATAAGGATTACCTTTCTTATCAACAAAATGATCTACTC